GGGTGTTTTTGGAATGCTGGACTCCCCCCACCTCTTAAAAATCTTGGCTGCTCTGCATTATCATATTTATTTGATCTCCCATCGCCCCTTCTAGTTGCTTTAAATACACTCATGGCCATGTGAGGGCGGGATTGAATAAAATCATCTTTTATTGAATTAATTTCATTGATCAATCTTTGATTTGATAGAATAGAATGCATTTTTTCTGTGCTTATATGTATGCAAATAAACAAAAAAATAATTATTTTATTATTAATCCTTTTAAAAAAGGCTTTACCCAAAACCCAGCGATGCCTATGCAATGGCATTTATTTCTTTTTCTTGCCAAGTAATTTCTTAAGACCTGAAACATTCATCATATCCGACTCACTTGGTGCACTTCCTGATCTGTGTCCTTTCTTTCTGCCCATCATTCTGGCCATTTTAGAAACTCCAGCGGATCCTCTATGCATACGACCGCCAACACTTCTCTTATAAAGTTCTTCATCAATAACACTATGATGTTCTTCTTGCTGCTTAGTATCAAGAACAATTTGTCTATCAAGCACTGCAGTGAAAATACTACTTGATCCGGTCTCAGTTACAAAATATCCTGAGTTTACACACATAATAATTCCTTGTGGTTGAATAGAAAATGGGAATTGATTAGTAAATGATGAGATGGTGATTTGCAAGTTAAATTGTCCAATACTGGAGTTGGACAAAAGTGGATTCAAACATAGGTATTTAGCAGGGTTGATTACTATCATGGAACCCATTGTCGGAACCGTAACGGATGCTCCGCTTTGAATGGCATTTGCTTGTCCATTAAATGAATAGAATGATTGATGCGATCCACTATCAATACTCATATTAAAAAGATTGGTTATCGTTACCACTTTACCTCTCGGCAAAGACTAGACTATATCTTAAGGAATCATAGAAGATTGCTAATCTCCTCATCCCCACCTCCATTTAGTCGTTGAGCCTTCCCCATATCCTTGCATATCGGACTTAGGGGCTTGGTTGCGGATTGTCTTTATTCATAAACTTTTTACTATACCTATAGTGGTTAACTATAGCCATTATAATATTTCTACTATAACTTAGTATTTATGACCTAACAAGATATCCCCGCAATTTGGACGTGTCGCGGTATTTAACTTATAGTAAGTTATTTAACCACTTGCCTATCTTTTGGATAGACACAGACAAACATTTATCTGCAGATGCGATAATACCAGAAGTATTATTTAATGTGATAGAAACTGAATTAATTTTTAAGAATGAATCAGTATATGCCCAGTTTTGTGACTCAATAGGAACTCTAAGACCGAAAACTAGGAGATTTGGAATTTGATTTAATTGGATGTTTTGGAATGCTACAGAGCCAGATCCAGCTGCGGCAACAACTGGAGAACTTGAAGCTGGTGAGATATAACGGCTATAATCTGTGTAGTTGGTAACTGAGCGGGTGCTTACTTTAGAATATTGCAAATCAGTCAAAGTTAAGAAGTTGAATAATAGTCTGGCATTTGTGAAGCCTAATCCATTACTTGAAGGGTTGCCCAATGTAACAGCTGTAATATAACTAGTAAGTCCAGTTGCTCCTGAATTCACTGAGGAATTTCCAGTTGCCCAGACCTTCTTACATGCAGAATCAACATTTAAAGTCATTGCCAAGTTGTTTACTCCAAGTAAACCAGCCTTGTTAAAATCTTTGTTAGTAAATGGTGCTAATGCCAAGAATGGCTCAGTTAGCCCCTTAAAAGTAAGGTAAATAGTCCATGTATCAGTTGTTGCAGTTGAGATAAGTGATGTATTCGTAAGAACTCCAGCGATATAATGCTGAACAGTAATTGTTGCAGGATATGCACCGTTTGGAATTCTTGCATTATCATAACTTGCCTCATTGTATGATGCCATTGGGTTAGAGTTAGTAAGAATAGCATCAGAATACATTCCCCAGTATTCATTAACATAATCGGGAGAAGTAGAGTTCATTTTATCAAGAGAATCACAATCTTCTAATAATTTAATAAATGGAAGGATATCTTGCATGTTTGTGGATGATGTGGCATTGTTGATTGTAAGGGATGCGGTAGTAATTAAAGATTGAAGAGGGTAGCTGTTAAGAGAATCGGTCAAACCATATTGAAAGGCTTGAGTCCCTGCTGGGACATTTCCGACGGTAATAGTTAAATTAAGATCGGATTTCCATAAAACTCTGGCATCTGATACAATCGACTCTGAAGGTATTTGAATATTGGCTGTAAGTGATGAGTTACTTGCCGAGTTCCACGGAAATTGCTGATAGGTATTCTGACTGGCTCCATCGTATACCCCGAATGTAAGGTCATTGGTCAAGTCATTGATTCGACTATCAGTTATCCGTATTCCATCAATTTCTTGAGACATCTTTGAAAGTTGCTTATTATATATTAGGGAGTATAAATAAAAAAAAAATAATTAATTATAGCATTTAAACCCCTTCGACTAATTTTTCCTGTTTCTTTTTATTACGAGATTCCCTTCTTTTTTTATTAAGTTCATCTTTATTTGCGTTATATAGTTCCTTATATGCATCTTTATTTTTATTATATCGCTCTCTACGTTTACGATTAATCTCATCTCTATTATTTTTACTATACAATGCACGGGCTTCTTTATGCGCATTATTATATTCTTTTTGTTTCAGCATTATTGCGTCTTTATTTTTTTCTTTATACAATTTGATTTCGTCTTTATGTGTATTATAATATTCTTTTTTCCCTAAAATTATTTCTTCTTTATGAGACTCTCTATATTCTTTTTGTGTTCTAGTTGGTATAAATTTATTAACGCATATATTGGCCTCAATATGCTCCCTTTCTTTTCTTTCTAATTCTTCTTTACTATTGCAAGAATAATTTTCAATCAATACAATTTGATAGTCTCCTCGTAATATAATATCTTTTGATTTATAACATTTATCAGTATTTTTACGCCTTACGTGTCCAGTCAACCTTTGGCTTAAGTTTTGAGTAGTCGCTCCAATATATTGATCTCCTGTAATATTACAAACAATTTTATAAATTTTTCCATTTGCATAGTCTGGCATATTTAAATATGTTTATATATGTTTATATATGCTAATGTTTAATACGATTTAAAAAATAATTATTATAAACTTGTCAAATTATTAAATGAGTGGTTTTAGGTGGCTATGGGCTTTACGTTTGAAAAAACCAAGCTTCACTGACATGGTCGCACCACTATTAAGTGCTATAGGCCTTAAGACACCGAGGGTTGACCTATACCAGAATTTAATATCAAAATTATATAAAGGAGGGTCGCTATTTAAACAGAATGTCTTATATTGAGCAGTTGGGTTATATGTAATTGATCTATTATATTCAGAATTTTGAACAGAAAATTCTAGAAGAATAGACTGGGTCAATGAATTATTGGGAGTTCGTATTATGCCGCCCTCATAATATAAGGCAGGGGCAAGTGTCTGTGATCTTACAATTGGTATAGTCTGAGATGTTATACAAATAGATGATATTTGGTCCCATAAATTAGTACTGTTTCTCTCTTGCAATAATATAGTTGCCGCTGGGGTTGTTAGGGTTGTCGTGAGTGTTACAGTTGTCACAATTAATTCAAAATAAGTATTTGCCCCAATTGCAACTCTGGAAACTGGAAATGAATAAAATAAATAATATAATGCATTGTTCATCAATATATTAATTGGGGTAGGTGCTGTACTTTGATTAAATATTGGATCGACTTCAATACTAAATAAATCAGTAGTTGGGTCAAACTTGATAAACGGTGGATTTGTTGTAATTGGAATGGCTGGGGCTAATGCGATTAATTGAGTTAATGCAGTAGCAAATGCAGTATTTACTAATTGACAAAAATAATTATATGAAAAAATATTATAATATCCAGTAGATATATCCTGTATACCGTTTGGAAATGCACTTGGTGGTAGTGGTTGAACTGCAGTGGCATTTTGAGGCACATAGGTGATTGGTACTATAATATTACTCGCACCATAAGATAGGCCAACATTATAAATTGTTAAATTTGCATTTGATTGATCGGGCTCAATTTGGGCCTCCAATAATGGGGTATCAGTATTATCTAAGGTAAACTGAACAACAGCCCCATAATACTCATTTGGATCAAATAAATATGGTATAGTTCTAGCCTCATTATATTCTGCAAATACCTTTGCATAATTAGAGCTACTACCACTATTAATATTAGACA